GACTTTTTGGAGCTTGAAAAGGACGTCAGCTATGACTGGTTTCACATCTACTTTCAAGATGAGCACGCAGATCGTAAGAAGCACATGCAAGACTTCACACCGAATGAATTAAGTGATGTTATTTCTAAGTTGGTTGGAGAATCACCAAATACACTGGACATCGCATCAGGAACTGGAGGTATGATCATTAGAAAGTGGTGGAGCGACTGTTTAAGAGAAGGCCCATTTGTATATCTCCCATCGAAACATTTGTATCAGTGCGAAGAATTATCAGATCGAGCTATTCCGTTCTTATTATTCAATCTCATGATACGAGGCATGAACGCGACTGTCGTACATGGTGACGTGCTATCGAGAGAAGTCAAACAAGTGTATTTTATCCAAAATGAACACAACGACCATTTGCTTTTTAGTAGCTTAAATGTATTTCCACATAACGAGACAATTTGTAATGAGTTCAACGTGCGCAAATGGCTAGAAGAAGAATTGAATCATATTGAGAGTTCAGAAATGCCAGATCATTTGAAGTTTGAGGAGGAACAAGCATGACAGTAGGCGAGTTGATAGAAGAACTTTCGAAGTATGACGACAATCAGGACGTAATTATTGTTGATTGTAATTTAGTTAAAATTGTAAATGTAGCAGGTATATATGAAACCCGTCTCGGTAGAGTCGTACTAAATACAGACAAGGGGGACGAAGATTTATGACACACAAATTTAAATGTGAAGCAGTTAGAGAAGATAGATTTATCGTTGAACTAGACGAACAGTATTTTGACGAAGCGTGGTTTGAGCATTTCAGAGAACATTTTTACAATCACAGCGATTTAGCAGAGATAGCAGAGTTTATCGCTAGCGTTATAACAAGATTAGGAACAGACACATATATTGACGGAATCGGTGTGCCGTTATTGAACGGAGAGACCCCGTACGGCGCGGACTCTAGGACTATCAACGCTCATGTGAATATCGTTGCAACACAAGAGATTGGCGACCAAGAATGCGGAGTTCTGGTTTGGGAGGTTTCACAATGACAGTAGGCGAACTAAAAGAATTATTGAATCGTTTTGAACAAGATTCCATCGTTAAAATTAATGACACTATGTTAGATGAACTAGTGAAAGTAGGTGGAGGATGTGAATTTGGAGTTGACGGAAGTCCGAAAGTAGTTATTTTAATAACTGACGAGGAGGATTACTTATGACCCAAAAATTTAACGTAGGAGATAGCGTGCAGTTTGTTTATAACAATGAACACTTTGTAGGAACGATTAAAGAATGCCCAATTAGAAAAGACTGGTACAAAGTTTTGAGGGATGACGGAGGGACTTTATCTATACTAGAACACAGTTTAGCCCCAGCACCAGCGTTAGTTAAAGTGCCTCAATTTGTCGCTGATTATATTGAAGATGCGAAAAAAGGAGTGTATAACACATTAGCTGCCGCATTTAATTGTCATACTAAAAATTGGGATGTTTCGTCATGGTTGCAAAATTTTGATGATTTAGATGGCTTGGATTATGACAAAGCTTATAAAAATCAAGAACTATTCGCAAGAGCTTGGTTAGACGGCTACACAGTCGAAAAGGAGCAGTTGTATTATGTTAAAATGCCTTTCTTAACTTGGAACGAAGATTCAGTGGACTTAGAAACGAATTGGGCGTATTTGCAACACGGTGCAAGAAGTGGCGAGACACGGATGGCTGCTACAAATAAAGAATTCCCTTCGAATGATTTTAAATCAAGATTAAGCGAAAAGACAATAAAAGCAATAGACGAACGGTACTGGGCGTTTGCCGTACCAGTTGAGGAGGAGAACAAAAAATGACTGAAAAAGAACAAAATCAATTAGCGTTTTACAATAGTTTTTACGGTTTAGTGTGGGAAAGTGGTTGGTTGAGTAGCGATACAGCATATGACTTATCAAAGCAAGCACAGCAAGAATCTGGATTTAATGCGTTCGGTGAAGAAGTCGAGCGCGAAATTGGAGCATGGCGTGTTAAATCTGGCGAAATGTACTGGACTGGATGGGGCGAAGACGGTACGCACCCAACTTTCGCTTTAGACACAGCGCCCGATTCGTTATCCGATGTGCCGACTTTCAATAGTAAACGGAAAGCGGAAGAAGTTGCTGAAATTTTTGGAGGCGAGGTTGAGAGAGTAGAGGAGGGCGAGCATGAGACCGATTGAGTTTAGAGTGCGTGACAAAATACGAAATAGATATGTTGAAAATGACGTGGCAGATTTAGCTTTAGATTTACGAAATGGAAATGTATTATTCGGAGATTTAGGGCATGATGACAGCATTGTGAACGTTACGGATGACGTTTTACTTGAACAGTACACAGGCTTAAAAGACAAAAACGGCAGCAAGATTTTTGAGGGGGATATTTTACGAATAACGGAAATGAGCGAGGGATACAAAAGCGCTGAACTGGAAGTTAAAGAATTTAAAGCGCCTGTTGTATTTGATGACTACGGATGGATTGTATACGACAAAGAAGATACTGGATACCCACTAGTTATTTTAGATAGAGCGTTCGATAGTATCGGCGCGGACACCGAAATCGAAATCCTCGGAAACATCTACGATAACCCCGAATTATTGAAAGAAGGTGCGGCGGAATGACAGGCGTAGAAAAACTGGACGAACGTCAGCAAGCGATGCTGTGGTTCATGCGCGATAATTACAAAGACTATCGAGAAAGCAATGATTTCACAATGTCGCTGTATTGTATAATGGACAGCCTGATCGCATTAGACGGTTCACTATATCGCCCATACGGCGATTTTAACGAAAAAGAACGAGTACAAATCATACGAGCGTTCACAACATGGGCGCTTGAACAGGAGGAAAAGGAATGACACCACCGAAGCCTATTTGCGAGGAATGCGACGAAACATTCATTGAGTATGACGATATCATCATTTTTAACGACAGTGCTTATCACAAAGACTGTTTACACGAAGTAGCAGGAACAATTCTTTATTTCAGAAAAGGCGGCAGTGAAGAATTTGTAGGAGAAGATGAAAATGCTGATTTTGAAGGCGTGGCGTATGAAAAATTCGATGGGTTTGAGGAGGAAACGGAATGACTGAAAAAACAATGGTAGAAATTAATGGAATAAACTTTGAGGTCGACATGAGAACAGCAGTAAGAGTTGACGAGTTTAAAGTAGGGGACAACATCAAAATACTAGATAAGGGCAGTAAAAATTTAATGGAAGGTGTAATTGTTGATTTCCTTAATTTCAAAGACTTGCCTACGATTCAAGTTGCATACTACAAGCAAGATTACTTCGGGGCGGAAATTAAATTTTTGAACATAAATAGTGAAAGTGCAGACTATGATATATTGCCGTGTTCTCCGCACGAATTCGAGCTAGAGAAAAGCGCTGTAGTTGAAAAAATGACAGGTGAAATAAACTCTTACAAAGAAAAAGCAAATCAACTTCAAAAAAAATTAGATTGGTTTCTGAAATTTTATGGAAAGCATTTTGAGAAGAAGGAGGCGCAAGACTATGACGCAGAATGAGAAGGATAGAAAAATTGTTAATCAAGCGCTAGTCGTGTGTAAAATAGCCCTGGGAACAGGAGTAGATGAAGATGCTCCGATGATTCAAGCTATTAGAATTGCGGATAAACTCCTCACAGAGCGCGAGAATGCGGAAGAGGGTTATTTACATGACCCCGCTAAGCTTCTTAGTTATCGAGATCAACACGCTACTTGCTATTTCAACAAGCAAGAAAGTTGGAATGGTATTTCGGGTGTTAAAGGCGTGTGGATTGCGGATGGGGAGGCGGAGTGATAATGGCGATTGCAATATTGGTAATCATGGCGTGGTGCGTTTTACTTTTAATTATGAGTTGAGGAGGCGGAAGTAATGACTGAGGATAAACTTACTGAAAAAGAAAGAGAAAAGTATATTGCCTTTCTGGTCTGGGCAGCTGAAGAAGTGCAAGGGGTTGAAGTTTGTAAAACTGATTTTATGCGCCTGACGGATACAGCACTGGTAGAAGAAGTTGACTGGTATGATTACTTGTTAGACAAATAGTAAATGTTAATTTGAGGAGGAAAAATAAATGAAAAAATTATTAGTAGCGGTTTTATTAGTCGGAGCAATGGCGCTCACACTATCAGCATGTACGGAAGCAGACAAGGTATCGTATAATGTCAGTAAAGAAGCCGACAATTTTAACGTAGTACGACGCGTTGCCATTATTAACGTACGCACCGACAAGGTAGAATTCGAGGTTATTGGGCGGATATCGGTTGATACAAGCGACAAGAACAAACTTGTAATTGTTGCAGAAACCGAAAAGAATACGTATAAAAAGCACCTTATTAATATGACGGGCTGGAACATGTACGTTGTAGAGGATTTAGAAGGCGCGGCAGTCAATAAGTATAAATACGAGGTTAACTACATGCCGGAAAGCATTATTCCATATACAGTGACGGAGAGTAAATAACGTGAAACACAATATAGGCATAGGCGACCTTGTGCGCGTAAAAGGTTACGCCGACAATTACTTTGTTGATACGATAACGGAGCGACGCATCATTAACGAGAACACCGAAGAGTTCGACGTTGAGTTTGACCTTACCGACATGAACGGGCGATATTCCCTTGCATACATAGAAGACGTTGTTTTAATATGCCGCGCCAAGTACGCTGATGAGTATTTGCGTACTGGTATATTAACTGAACGCATGAAAATAGAAAATGAAGACGATGCACCTCGCCAACTTAAAAATACCATGACGCCAGCCGAACAAGCGCAATACATAGACGAACTGCTCGACGATGCTCTCTTTGCACAAGGCGCATACAAAGCAACAGGGCTAAGCGATTTTGAGGCGAAGGAGCGAGCGGCGTACGAGTTAATCGAAAAATTACAAAAAGAAACGGAGGCATAGCGCATGTCAAGTAAACAATTTGCGCAATTATTACTTTGCAAAGTCATCAATGAGCAAGATATATCGCAGTTGACGAAATACAATATTACAGCAACCGACATGCCTACGCGTGTTGACCGCGATACATACCAGTTTCTACGCGATTATTACGAGGCACAAGGCGAAATGCCTTCGTATGCAACAGTTGCCACAAGCGTCGCCAACTTTGATTATGTGCCTGATGTCACGGACAGTTTTACATACTTAGCAAAACAAGTGAAAAATTACAGTGGGAAAGTGGCGATATTTCAACTGCTCGAAGACCCGACTATGCAAGCGAAATTTGAGTCGATGGACAGCATCGAGTTCGCCGAATACATCGAGCAGGCAATGCACGAAATCAAAGTCAATGCAAAAATAAGCACGGGGCTCGGCACGAACGTTCTGCTCGACGGTGAAAAGTTTTTGACCGAGTATGAGAAACGCAAGGCTGGCGAATCGAACAAGGTCTGGGCGTCGAAATTTCCGACTATCAACCGAGAAATGGGCGGGTACACCGAAGGCAATATGTATGCTGTTTATGGTCGTTCAGGGCGTGGTAAATCCATTATCGTCATGGAAGACGCGCTTGAAGCCGCATGTAATGGCGCACATGTGCTAATTTGGGCGCTGGAAATGCCGTGGTTTGAGTGGATGGCGAGGGCATACAGCAGTTTGAGTGCGCGCCGACAAATATTCAATGCTCAAATTGATGGCGTCGATTATAAAACGGGATTCTACAACCGCGACTTGCAGCAGGGCAAGCTTGACGAGACTTTCGAGCAGGCATTCCGAGTATTCACGCTAGAACTCGGCGAAGGGCAGCACGTGAAAGGCTCGATTACCTTGCGTTCGGTCGATGATGACAATTTTGACCGACGCGACCTTGCTGCGTTACAAGCAGACATTGAAGCAGTCAGCGCCAACTTTGTTGTCATTGACCCAATTTATTACATGGACTTCGAGCAAAATACATCAAAAACAGCAGGAGGCGACGTGGCAGCAACAAGTAAAAAACTGCGTCGCCTAGCGGGCAAAACGAAGACGGCTATTATTGCCGTGACACAAGCCGAAGAAGAAAAGGAAAGTCGCAATGATGAAGGAGCCCGTTCGATTAGTATTCCGAGCCGTAGCGAAGTTAAAAAATCAAAAGCAATTCTAGAAGATGCCGCCGCACTTTTAGCGTTTGACTCGGCGGACGATACGGGCGTTATTGCAATTAAAAAAGGGCGTTCGGGAGGTGAAGACGTGCAGGCAGAGCTTGTTTTCATGCCTTCGTACGGCGTCGTTAAGGAAATCGAATACGAAGCCGCGCTCGTGCGTGAATTTTAGGAGGAGTTAAATTGAGCAAAATCTACGAGCTTTACTATGAGGCTTACGATGAATTGGAGGATAATATTTCTTGGGGAGACGCTAATTACATAGAACATCCGGAAGAACGTATTGGACTTTTTAATACAAGGCAAGACGCAGAAACAGTATCCGACTTAATTGGCGTAGGTGGAATTGGGATACGTGAACTATCAGCACTTGTTGAGGAAAATGCGGAGACCTTTATTGATAGGAAATTTGATTTTGAATATACACATCATGTGAACGTCACATATACTAAGCGATTATATACGCTCAACACTGAAATGGCTGAATTAAGCGTATGTAGTAAAGGAAGCACGCATAAGAATTCTGTAGATGTGTACGCGCCTTACGGAAAAAGGATAAACGTCCACTTATATTGCTGTACTGAAACCAGAGACGAGATTAACCAAAGTAAATTTGATTTTGAGTATCAGTTAAGCCAAGCGGGGTTCTTAATAAAAGAAGTAAATAATGCATTAGTACAAGGCAATAATGTTTCGCATCAAAGAGTTAAAAAGGCGCTCACTCAAATTTTTGAAATGAGGGATTAGAATGCAAACAATTAAAATCAACGACCAAACCGTTAACGTCGATATTGTCGCCGAACTAGCCGATTACGACTGGTACAATGCGCGCTGGACGGACGCCAAACTTATCGCAGCTAGTCCGTTTCGTGTCGATAGTCACCCGTCGTTTTTCGTCAATTTAGAAGGCGATTATGCGGGCGTTTGGGGAGACTCGGGCGCCCTTGACACGGCAAAAGAAAAAGGTAACTTTGTGTCGCTATTGGCAAATTTACGCGGCTGGACTTACGGCATGACTGCAGACTGGCTACTTGAAAAATACGGCTTTCCCGACGTTGAAAAACTAAAATTATCTCCACGGCTGAAACAGCTTGAACCGCTTGATAGCCTCGTAATACTAAGCGACATGACTACGCCCGATACGAGCGCATACCTAGAAAGTCGGGGCATAACTGCCGATATTCAGCGCCTATATGGCGTCGGCGGTGACGAGGAAAAAGCCGTCATGCCTTGGCGCACGAAAGACGGCTTGCTCGCAAACATTAAATACCGTCGAGTTGACCGTAAAGATTTTTGGTTTGAGGGCGGCGCAACGCCTATTGACGAGTTAGTTTTCGGGCTCGATGTCGTTTACCGCGAGCGTCCAATTACTGTTGCCATTAACGAGGCTGAAATCGACGCAATGAGCTGGTGCGCAATTGAAAAGGGCGGTATTGGGGTTGCGGTTGGGGGCTCGTCCCTTAGCGATGCACAGCGCGAGTTGCTGTTGCGTATGCCTGTCGAGGAAATTATTTTAGCGGGCGACAACGATGACAAAGGCGCTAAACTCAATCAGCAATTAAAAATGGAATTGGGCGGGCATTTCAAAATACGCTATGCCGATTATAAGGGCGAAAAAGACGCCAATAATTTTTTGAATGTGAATTAGTGTTATGGGAACATTTGATTGAAAATTCAGTGTATAATGAATATATACCAAGTCGACGTATTGCTTCGTCGGCAACACAGCGTAACTGCTCGCGAAAGTTATACCAGCGCGGTCATGTTGTGTTGCGGGCGAGGGAAGTTCAACTCCGTTGCTTGAACATTAAAACGAAAAGGAGAATGATACATGGTAGTAGTAGGAACAGGAGCATTATCAATGCTTGAAGATGGCGGGCAAGGGGCGTCAGGAAATGATAGTAAATTTTCAAAGTTCGCATCAGGCACAACCTTCTTAGTAAAGGCATTGGCACCCGACAAAATCGCAACGTTTGATAGCTTCGGCGTCTACAAAGACGCAACAATCGACGGTGAATCTTTTCGTCGAGCAAATAGCTTTGAGCCCGAAGTGCCCTCAACTAAGAATGATAAGGGTTATGCGGTTGACAATTTGACTCCGTGGGATTTGGCATCTAAGTATTACATGGATCAAGCACAGCCGTTGCTAAATGATGGCGCCGACAAGAAAGAAGAACCGGTTAAATCTTTACTTGCAAAAGCAGGCGTATTTCGTGCCAAGCAACGTTTCATCTTGCCGTTTGTTGACCTTGACACAGGGGCGCTTATCTACATTGACATGAGCAAATTGCAGGCACAAGCAGTACTGACAGTGACGAAGAAGCAACACGCAAAAGGCAAATTAAATCGCCTAGCGTTCGAGCTCGAAAAAAGTGGTAGTGGCAAAGACACCGTCGTAGCAATGACGCCGATTATCGACATTGAGGACGAGTTAACTGATAAGCAACAGTTGAACTTTGCGAAGGTCGATATCGACACACTAGAGCCAAATTTCAACGGACTTACATTCGTAGCTGACTACAATCAGCAAGTCGATAATTTAGTTGCAGCTGGCTTTGATATCAGTCGAATTGGACTGGAAGTCGCAGAGAAAGACGCAACAGAAGCGTTTTAAAATGGCGCATTATACATCAGTGCGTGGCGAAGTGAGCGAGCTAGTTGCCAGTTGCCTCTTAATGACCGAGCTAGGCTGGGAAGTTAGCAAACCACTTGTGCCCGAATTATATGACTTGCTTGGGCGCGACCCTGAAACGGGCGCATTCCACCGTGTGCAGGTCAAGACAGTGCGTCGGCGACATGACCGCGACAATCAGCCCGTTATTTATGCGACAAACAGCAAGGGCGAAGCATACATGCCGACCGATGTTGATTACATAATAGGCGTCGAAGGAAACATTGCGTATCTTTTCGACTGTCGAGGTAAGAAAGAATATTGGTTAAACGAAGAAAATACAGAAGTGTCAGCAACGAAATACACGTTGCTTGGTGCGTAGGAGGAATTTTATAGATGACAACTCAAATTGAAACAAAAATAATGGTATACATAAAAGTTGATGTACCTAAAATAGGTGACTATATAATGTATGAGGAAGTAACACGCAACTATTTAACCTCTGGTAAACTTTATAAGGTGGTTGAATTTTTCGAAGGTGATGCTGTTATCAAAGACGATGACGGCGACGAGTTTTTTACTTGGAATGATGACAACTATACGGCTTATCAACTACTTAAGTCAACTGCGCAGCCTGATGGTTCTTCTATTGAAGTTGATGGGCTACGATATGACAAAGTTGAGGGCGCACTAGAGGTTGGGGATTATGTTATTTCAAACGTCCCCCACCGAGATTTAACTGTAGGGAAGAAATACAAGGTTCTTTCTGTAGATTCTGACGGTGATGCCAACATTAAAGACGATGTCAATATCTCTAATCATTTGCGATTACGAGAAATTAAAGCAGTCTACCGTTGTAATTTTTCCGAACGTGAAAAATCATTCGTTAAATTCGGGCGCGAAGTTGACGAGTTCAAAATTGGCGATTTTGTGCAAATTATAAGGAAACCGAATAATGTTAATGGCTATAACGTTGTCGGCAGTATTCACGAAGTTGATGCTGTTCGAACTAGCTGTGTTCACTTGAAGCATGTAACTCCTAGGCATAATGGCGGTGGTACATATACATTACGTTCGGACATTAAACTTGTTGCGCCAGTTGAACGCTTAAGCTAAGGAGGTAATGCGCATGGCACCGAAAGTACAATTAACACTCAACCTAGACGCCACGCATACGCCGACCACTACGCTAACCGAGGCAGCCAAGCGCAAAAAAGCGAGTACCGAAACGCTCGAAGAAGCTTGGCAACGCCTTGCCTCGTTGAAAAATGACGCTACTGCACAACGCATGATTGCCGAGGTTAAAGCCGCCATGGAAGCGGGCAAAATCGGGCGCGAAGCAAGCGCAGTGGCAAGCAACAAGCGCCTAAGCAAAGCCGAGGTCAAGCGGTTGTGGGTGCAAGTAAAGGAAATACATAAGCAAGAAGTGCTTGACGATATGGTCGCCAACATGCCCGACAATTACTGGCTGATTCAAACAGTTGAAAGGCTCGACGAATTTCTAGCGATATTGGACGGCGAGCAGGTGTTGGTATTTGACGTCGAAACTACAGGCGTTAATGTGTACCGCGATTACCTCGTAGGGCATGTAATAAGTGCAGTGGACGCTGACCTACATGCGTATATCCCCGTCCGACACATAACGAAAGAAATTCAGTTGGACGCGGAGTATGTAGCGCAACAACTCAAACCTTACTACGAAAATGGTGCAATAAAGAAAATCGCTCACAATGCAGGTTATGATATTGCGATTTTAAAAAATGACTTAGGTATTACCTTGAACGGGTTGTATTTCGACACGATGCCTGCTATGACAATGCTGAATGAGAATGAGCCTAGCTATGCTTTGAAGAAATTGGTGAAAAAATACCTGAATATTCCGTCTTTAACTTATGAGGAGCTTTTCGGTAAGAATGGTTTTGAAACGGTTAGCGACCTACGAGTTGCTACAGCGTATGCGGCAAAGGACGGCGATATTACACTCAAACTTATGCGATTCCAGCAAAAGCATTTTGAACGTTTCCCTTCTATATATAAATACTTTATGGAAGTAGAAATGCCTTTTGTAGAAACCTTAGTAGAAACAGAGGCAACCGGCTTTGTCATCGATCAAGTGTATGCCGCAGAGTACGCACAAAAGTTAGGCTCCGAAATCGAGGAACTACGCGAAGAACTAACCGATGAACTTAACGGTATCAATATAAACAGTCCAGCGCAACTACGCCCCGAGCTCGAAAAACTAACAGGGCAAAGGCTAGAAAGTGTTGACGCTAAAAAGGTGTTAAAGCCGCTCGCTAATAAATTCCCTCTAATCAAAAAATATTTGAAATTCAAGTTTGATACGAAACTTTACGGAACTTACATCAACAAGTTGCCTAATCTCATTGAGCCGAAAACAGGACGACTGCACCCTAGCTATCAGGCGAACGGCGCAGCGACTGGGCGTTTAAGTAGTAGCGGAGGTTTCAACGCTCAAAACTTGCCGCCAGAAGCCCGCGAGATAATCGTTGCGCCCGAAAATAAAGTCATTGTTGGGCTCGATTTTGGGAATCAGGAAGGGCGTATTGCAGCGGCTAAGGTAAAGGAAGAATTTTTGCTAAAAGCATTTCGCGAGGGGCGCGACCCGTATATCGCGCTTGCTTCTATCGCTTATGATACACCCGAGCACGAAATTAGCAAGGACAGCAAAGAGCGAAAAAGAGCGAAAACTGGCTTTTTAGCTTACATATATGGTACAGGCGACCGCACAATGGGCGAACAGCTTGGTATTACAACAAAAGAAGCGCATGAATTAAAAGCGACACTAGGTGCTCAAATGCCTAAGTTGGCACAGTGGACAGCCGATAATAAGACTTTTGTAAAACGTAATGGTTTCGTTTGGATTGGTGATAATGCACGAAAACGCCGATTGCCTGACGCAATGAAAGGCGAATATCGCCCGTTGTTGCAGTGCAGTAATGCTCGTGTACAAGGAGAAGCGGCAATACAGACGAAGGTTACTATGAATAAAATGTCACAGGTTTTGGCAGAGCTGCGCGCTAAGGGGCGTGATTTCCACCCGCTAGCAACAGTACATGACGAGCTTTTAGTTGAGGCGCCAGCCGACATTACAGAAGCGGAGCGAGACTTGCTTGTCGAAGTTATGACGCAATCTTACTTACTTGAAGGTGTCGACAATGAAAGTGATGTCGAAATATACATGGAACGTTGGGGCGATGCAGTTCGCTGGGACGAATTTGTAAAAGAAAGAGGCGGTATTATTGACTAAATTAAACGTAACAAAAGAAGCGGTTGAGGATTTTAAACGAACAGGGGCGCTTGCCGAAGGCACCAGCGACGGCTATATTCTACTTGAAGTGCGCCAGTCATATCAGAATCGAGGCGCGCTAAAAGAGTACTACATTGTCGAGCATACCCCAAGTCACGCACTGTTCGAGCTGACGGTGACAACGACGTTCAAAGGGCGCATGGACTTGGTAGGCAATTTTCATAGTGCAACTGTAAAGCCATTAACTGCGCATCAACAGGCGAAAGTTAAACACGCTAAGACAGCGCGCCCCGTGCCCACGCCGACAACGGAACAGTGGCGCGAAGAATTAAAATCATTGAAGGGGGTTTTGTAAATGGAAGAAATTACGCCTGTAGTATTTGAAGAAAAAAAGATTACATTAACAATGACGATGTCTGAGGCGGCTATGTTATACGCCGCTGTTGGGGGAATCGGAAGTAAAAATTACAACGAAACCATTTCCGACACAAATATCTTTAGTGAGGAGGTCACTGCTAGACTTTCTAACACGTGGGAGGGTGAGTATGACCGGGTTTACGAGTCTTTAGGGCTAATATTAGCTAAACACAACATTGTACACGAAGAATGGGCAGAAGACCGTGACTAAACCAACGCCCGAAACGCTCGCACAGCAGTTTATCGACATGCTGAATACATACCACGCAAAGTCCGAAGTTTGGGACGCGCAGCTCGACTCGCAAATTCATCGCTGGTACACCGACCCGCCCAAGTTGTTTCCGAAAAAGCCGTACTTTAGCCCGTCGGCAAGCGGAAGCAGTCAACGAGAGCTTTACTTAAAACAGCTAGGTGCAAAACGCGACAATGAAGGACAACCGCCACATCAAAAACGCTGGACAACGCTCGGCACCGCCATTGGCGACGTGATTCAACGCGATTTACTGTTCACTGAAAAGCACTATAAAAAGCTTACAGGCGTCGACCCTGCGTTCGTCTTCGAACGTAATGCTGACGGCACGCCCGTTTTTGAAGACTTCGCAAAGCGCAACGTGCCCGTAAGTCATAACGGTCATGACTTCTACTTGTACGGCACATGCGACGGCATCATGCGTTATACTGCGCCCGATGGCAGTGCATACCGCGTCGGCTTGGAAATTAAATCGAAGCAAACGACGCACAGCAAAACAAGCGCGTTCAGCATGAAAGGTGCCGAGGACAAACACATTAAGCAGGCGATTGCCTACTCGCATATGTATCGCGACACCGACACAGGTCAGCCGCTCGATTACTACATTATTTTGTATGTAAACGCGAGTAAAAAGGGATGGTTTACGATGTATGATGAGGCGCCCGATGTGCGCGCTTTTGCCTACGAGTTTACTGATGAGGATCGCGCGCAACTGTTCGATTACTTTACCGAGGTGCTCGACGCAGTTAAAACGAAGTCACCTCCGCCGTTTGACATCGATGCATGGACGTTTAACTCGTACAAAACGGCTACGGCTAAGTCGCTCACAAACGATGAGCTGACCGAAGTCAAAGAGTTTGTCAAACGAGCGTTAAAATCAGGCATACCTGATTATAAAAAAGAGCAATATTACGACGCATACCAAGATATTATGGATAGGAGAGCGATGTAAATGAGTACGATTTTTGGCGAAGTAAGACGTGAAGTAGCAAATACTCTGTATGAGCAAGAAAAACGTTATTTAGAGGAGAAACGCGGGTTTGAATCGAAAATTGAGGGTTTAGAAGCGAGTATCGCACGATTAGCGAAACAGTTAGAAGAGGCAAAAGCAAAATCGCCGTGGAGTATTCCGAACCCAAGTTGTTTTATGCAGTCAAGTCCGTTTTATGGTATTAGCGTACCTACATTGGATGAAAGTACAGGTGAGATTCGTCTTAAACCTCCGCTAGGACGCCCATATTACGTTACATATAAAGGCAAAGAGTATGTAAAAGTGAATCGAGCGCCTAAAGTGGGCGATGTCATTAATGTGACGAGCGCGACAGACTTACAACGCTTTACTACTCAAGGCAATGAGCTAGCGAAAGTAGAGAAGGTCGACAGTGATGGCGACGTATGGCTAGACCACATTGTACTGGGAGCTTCGTCGCTTTTGTGTGTGCAATCGAAGCACATTAAAGATAGTTATGACGCAGTATACGAATTAGTGCAAAAACGTATTACCTACAAAGGAAAACCTTACGTTGAGGTCGACCGCGACCCGCGCAAAGGGGATGTCATTCATATTACGAAATTTGATGGGCGTCCTGTTGATGAGTTCCGTATGTTGATAGAAAACGATACTAGTCTTTCTTATATGGACGAACGCATTAGCGGTGAACTTCTTTTCGACTTTGACAATGACGAATATGATGCGGTATATGAGTCCGTCAATGCCTAGTGCTAAGCCCATCCGCATTCTGGCGTTCGACACAAGCCTCGGACGCCCAGGCATTGCGTTAGTCGAAGTTCGCAACGGCAAAGCGTCCATCATCGACATATCAAACGTGCAAACGACGTCAAAGCAAAGCTTAATTGAGCGTAAAGCCGTCGTATACGCGTGGGCAGTATTCTTCATCAACAAGCACCGCGCTAAAGGATTCGACTACGTTGTGCGCGAACTCTTTCAAGGACGCACATGGAAACAGAATTATCCCGTATTTACAGCGTGGGCGGCAACCGAAGAGGCGCTAGGTACGTTTCGCCTCGACTTCACCGACGACCCCATTACGCCAGCAACCATTAAAAAATACGTCGTTGGCAACGGCAAAGCCGACAAACAAGAAGTTGCCGACGCTGTGCGGCGCTGGACAGGTTACAAAGGGGAATTTGCTAGCGACGATGAAAGCGACGCGGTTGCCATTGCACTTTATAAAGCTATTACGGAAGGATTGATTGAATGAAAGTAATTAACGCATTTTTCACATTTTTAACAAGTTGGATAGTCAGTATAATTATTTTCGGCGCTATTATTTTAGCATGCGGATTTATTGCGTCCATCTTTACATCGCAATTTCCCGTTGACACTTTGATGTGGATTACAATTATTATATCTTTTGCATTCGCAGGCTATACCGTTTTTAGGGACGGTGACGAAGAGTGAGTCAATACATATTAACATTATTCAGTAAAGGCGGTTGTCAGCCGTGCATAGCAACCCAAATGGCGCTACAACAAGTTACATTACCGCCACACATGGCGCTTGAAAAACGCAAGCTAGAACTTGACGGTGAGGAGTTGTTTCGCTCAAGTGGCGTCACTTCGGTGCCTGTACTCGTGTTATATCGTCAAAATGAAGAAGGGCAAATCATCGAGCAACGACGCTTAGCTGGCGCGCAAAGTGTTGAAGCGGTTAAGTCGTTTGTGGCGATTGAAGGTGACGCCTATTAGTACGATATTAACTTCGCTTTTATTGACGGCTGGGCTCGTTGTTAGTCCGCCAGCGCCGTCAATTGAGGCACAACAATTAGCGAACCAAGTTGCACCTCATGCGCAGGTATGGCGTGCAGAAAGCGACCATCAACGTCAGCAAATTACGGCATTAAAAGCGCAGTTAGCGCAAAAAGACGCAGAACTAATAAAGTTGAAACGAGCAGAAGTAAAGCAGACGCCTAAGGCAACGCCGCCGCCTGCGAAAAGAATTGGAAACTGGCAATCAGGCGAATTTACGGCGTATTATCCCGCCAATGACGCCATGCAAGGCGGCGGAATCACGAGTAAGGGCGACAACCTTTATCAATCGCTTTACTTCCGAGGTTACCGCATTATTGCCGCTCCTCCTAACGTGCCGTTTGACACAGTAGTCGAGATTGAGGTCGCAGGGCAGACGATAAAAGGTATTGTACGGGATCGCGGTGGGCGCATTCAAGGCAACAAGTTTGATATTACATACGCTGATAAGAATAGCGCCGAGCAGTTCGGACGTCAACAAGGAAAATGGAGAGTGATTGAATGAATACATTATTAATTATCAGCGCCATTGTGGTAGGTTTAATCTTACTAATCGTCACAGTAGGCATCGTCGGCTATATTATTCAGAAGAAAGCAATGCGCAATATGCAACAAACGGCAAAGAAATTTTTTAAGGAGGGCTAAACGATGGCAAAATCGAAGGATACACGGATTACTGTAGATGACTTGTACGAAATGGAATACCCGAGTAAGTCCGTAGAAACTACTCCGCCAACTTTCGAACAACAACTTGAAACCATTAGCGCCGAGCTTGTCGACTTACTAGGGCGCAAGAATCGCGGATACGGCAATAGTCACGATAGACAGCTCGACCAATACGGAGCAGTTGCGACCGTGATACGTCTCGATGATAAATTGAGCCGATTGCGTTCGTTAGTAATTGACGGGGTGCCGGACGAAGTTGGCGAGTCTATCGACGACACGTTACTTGATATTTGTGGGTATAGCTTACTACTTTTACGCTATCTAAGGAACGGCGCAATTGGTGAGTAAGGTTATGAATGGGAGTTGGTTGCATGAAACAGTGGTTTATTAGCGATACTCACTACTGGCACGCCAACATACTCGAATTTTGCAACCGCAAGCGCATGTTTGCCGACGAAAAGGAAATGACCGAGCGCATGATAGCGAACTGGAACGCGGTAGTTGCCGATGACGATATTGTTTACCATTGCGGCGATTTCGCCTTTGGCAAGTCGCGCCTACATACGTCACTGATTATTTCGCAATTAAAAGGTAAAATCGTCCTGCTAAAAGGCAACCATGATAGTAGTAGTGACATGCGCTGGTTACAATCGCAGTTTTCGCCAAATAAGTTCGACTGGACGTATATGCACCGTATTAAGTTACATAAGCAGCAACTATTTTTATCACATTTCCCGCTTGAAATTGGTGAACGACCGCACATGTGGAGCGTCAGTGGGCATTTACATGCAAAGCCAAGTATATATAAAGACCAAATCAACGTCGGCTGTGACAGCGCCTTTTATGCGAGTGTAGTTGCCGACGAAGATTTCGGGCGACCAATTAGCGCTAGCGAGTTACTAGCCGAGGTTGCTAAGCGCTCATGATACGCCTGTACCGAGCGCCAACAAGTCAACTACGCGACTATAACCGCACTCGCGAGCGCACATATAGTAAATCAGGCAATTTCCAAAACGACGCCGACGACCTTATGACGCTGGAGCAGGCGTTGACCGAATCGGAGATGACCGACTACCAGCGCAAATTACTTCGCATGTATTACGTCGAAGAATACAGCCAGCCTGAAATTGCGCTCATCGTAAACAAAAGTCAGGCGACGGTTAGTATTACAATTAAACGTGCCGAAAATCACTTACATAACGTATTTAAAAATTGGGAAAGAATGGAGTTGAACGAGTATACATGTACTTAAACGATAGTGAGCGCCGTAAGTTGTTTGACGCAATTGCCAGCGCTAATAAAGAGGCAAAAGCGAAAGGCTACAGCTTAGAAAAGCGCAAAGAAATGGCGGTTGAGCTTATCGAGGCGAACGGTATTCAGCTAGGCGACCCGCTTATGGACAAGTTGGCAGACTTCGTGCTGCTGGACGACCTTAGCAACCGCGACGCCTTGAAAGCCCGCGTGCCCGATAGCTTTTTAAGCGAACGACAGCTAGAGCGTCGCCGAGCACGCGAAGTAGCATTTAAAGAATTCGACTAGGAGGACGATTTATGAAGAGTTTACTCAAAATTTTAGGTAGCGTACTACTGATTGCGCTACTAAGCTTAGCAGGCGCATAGATTACGTCATTAGCAATTAACGTACTTTTACTGCCGATTATATTCGCCATGACGGGCGTTAAGTTGACGGCAATTACCTTAGGGCAATCCTTCGCGCTAACAGTCGCTTCTACTGTATTTAAGACATTACCGACGACTAACGATAAAAAAGAGCAAACAGGCGCCGAAATGCTGATGGATATGGCACTTAAACTCGTGGTTTACGCGGTTATTATACTGGGACTTATCGCCATTGCATCGCTGTTTGTTTGA